CACCCGTCTCAAGCTCCTCACCGCCGAGGAGCTCAAACTGCGGGCAAACCCTGGGAGAATGCCGTGACGCGGCGCAAGGCACAGACAGCAGCAGCGGAGGCGACGGGCACCCAGGCGGTGCCCGCGCATCTGGCCGTCTATGTCGAGGCGCTGGGCGCCCCGCTTGCCTGCCGGTTCTTCCTGGAACTGGGCGGCTCTCAGATCTACCTGTCGCAGCGCTCGGGTGACCGGAGCGTTGCCGCCCAGGTGATCGGCGCCGACAAGGTCGAGCAGCTTGCGGCCCGGGTAGACTACGGATACATCAAGGTGCCGCTGGCCCGGCAATGGGTGGCGCGGCAGCTGCGCGCCGATGGCAAGAGCGACAACGAGATCGCCCGCCTGGTGCGCGCCGACGTGGCGACCGTGCGCCGCTGGCTGGCGACGGTGCCCAGGGCCGAGCAGCTCGACCTGCCTCTCTGATTGTCCCTCTGATGCAACCGCCCCGCTCACCCGCGCGCCTGCGCGGATAACCGCCCCGGCCGAAGCCCCCTAGATTTGCGCCAGAGATCACGCGCCCCACCGGCGCGTGTCGCGCAATTGAGGGGCCCCGCCGATGCTGGCCGTCACCGAGAAATTCAGGCGCTGCGACGCCGTGACCGCCGCCTGGGAAGGCGGCTATGTCAACCATCCCAAAGACCCCGGCGGCGCGACCGATCGCGGCGTGACGCAGGCGACCTATGACGCCTGGCGCCGCAGCCAGGGGCGGGCCACCAAGCCGGTCAAGGGCATCACGGCGGCCGAAGCCGAGGCGCTGTTCTTTTCCGAGTTCTGGGTACCGTGCGGCGGCGACAAGCTCGCCGCCGGCGTCGACCTCGCCACCTATGACGCCTCCGTCAATTCGGGCGTGAAGCGCGGCCGCAAGTGGCTGATGGCCTCGATCGGCGGCCCGGACCACGAGACGGTCAAGACAATCTGCGCCAGGCGGCTGGGCTTCATGCAGAGCCTCAAGATCTGGCAGACCTTCGGCAAGGGCTGGGGCCGGCGCGTCGCCGACATCCAGGCCAAGGGCGTAGCCTGGGCGCTGGCGGCCAGCCTCGATCCTATCGATGTCGGCGGCGCGGTGCAGGACGAAGCACTCAAGAAGAAGGCCGCAGCCGCCAACCAGGCCAAGGGCGCGACCGGCGCCGTGGCCACCGGATCGGCCGGCACCGGCACCGCTGTCGTCGACCAGTCGGCCAATGCGGCAGACTGGCTGCTGATCGGCGGCGGGCTGCTGCTGGTCGTGGTCGCCGGGCTGCTGGTGATCCGCATGGTGCTCAACCGGCAGCAGGCCGAGGCCTATGAGCGCGAAGCCGACCGGCTGCTGCTCACCGGCGGGGAGGCACGCTGATGCTCGAGACCATTCTCCTCGACCTCGGGGGCAAGGCCCTCTCCAAGGCGATCGGGCAGAAGTTCGGGCCCGAGTTGGGCGACCTCGCCGGCCATGCGCTCGAGGCGCTGGGCGAGGCCTTCGGCGTCGAAGCCAAGCCCGAGCCGATCGCCCGGCGCATCGAAGAGGTGCGGGCTGAGAGCCCGCAGAAGGCCGAGGCTGGTGTTCTGCTGGCCGAAGCCCGGCTCGCCGACGAGCTGGCGGCGCAGGCCGAGATCATGCGGCAGGCCAATGCGCAGCAGCAGCTGACCAACCAGCTGCTGCTCGAGCAGGCCAAGGCTCCCGGCTGGCGGTCCGACTGGCTCTATGCCTGGCAGTGGTTCCTGCTGTTCATCTGGGGCTGGTCGCTGGTGCTGGCGCCGCTGCTCAATGCGGTGGCGGGCGCCGCCGGCGCGACCCTCGCCCTGCCGACCCCCGACCTCGGCATCCTGGTCACCCTGACCGGCCTCTATCTGGGCCTGCACATGGGCGGGCACACCGTGCTCGAGCTGATGCGCGGCGGCACCTTCAAGCGCGGGGACAAGGCGTAAGTGGATACCGGCAAGTTTGCCATGGAGCTGGCCGAGTACCGCGTCGAGCAGGAGCGTGACGCCAGCCTTGCGCGTATTCGCCGCGCGCTCTCGAAACCGGGCGATGGCGCCAGCCATTGCTCCTGTGGTGCCGTCATTCCCGAGGCGCGCCGCAAGGCCCTGCCGGGCGTCGTCACCTGTATCGACTGCGCCCGCCGGGCCGAAACGAGGAAGCGCTAGATGGACGTCGTGGTGCTCAAGGATGTGGTGATCGGCTTTGCGGCGGTGCTGGCGGCGGGGCTCGCCATCTGGAATTTCTTTCAGTCGCCGAGCAAGGAAAATGCCTCGGCCATTTCCGGCATGACGTCCAAGCTCACCGACCACGACCGGCGCATCCAGCATGTCGAGAACGAGCTCGAGCACCTGCCCAACAAGGACATGGTGCATGAGCTGCGGCTGGCGCTGGTGGAGCTGCAGGGCACGGTGCGCTCGCTCGACAACCAGGTGAGCACGGTCAACCGGACCGTTGCCAATATCGACGGCTATCTGCGGAAGGGCGACCCCAAGTGACCAGCTATGACGAGTTCCTCACCCATGACGCTCGGCTGGTGATCCTCAAGGAACTGGCCGTGCAGCCGGATGGCCGGCTCAACGAGGCGCTGATCGAAAAGGTGCTCGACGTGTTCGGGCACAAGCGCAGCCGCGAGTGGATCCGCACCCAGCTCAACAAGCTGAGCGAACTCGGTGCCGTGGAACTGGTGCCGGCCGGCAGCGTGCTGGTCGCCTGCCTCAAGCGCCCCGGCCTCGACCATGTCGAGCGGCGGGCCTTTCTCGACGGCGTCGCGCGCCCGTCGCTGGGAGCCTGAGGCATGGCCCGCGCCCCGCGTCAGGGCCGCGGCCGGCTGAGCCGGCTCGACCGGCTGCCCGAAGCGGCCCAGCCCGACCTCGTCTGGCTCAACCAGGAGCTGCGAGAGGGCAGCCGGCTGCAGACCGAGCTGCGCGACGTGTTCAATGCGCGCCTCGCCGTGCATGGCATCGCGCCGATTTCGAACGGCGCCTTTTCGCGCTACTCGGTACGCAAGGCCATCCAGTTCAGGTCGATGGACGAGAACCGCCGCATGGCCTCGGACCTGGTCGAGAGCCTGGGCGTCGACAGCGCCGACAAGGCGACGATCGCGCTCACCGAAATGATCAAGATGACGGCGGTCAAGCTGATCGAAGCCGAGGGCGCCAAGCTTGCGGCCAAGGATCTGATGGAGCTGTCGCGCGCGGCCCAGGCAGCGGTCGGTGCGCAGAAGCAATCGGCTGAGTACCGGCGATCGCTGGAGCGCGAGTTTGCGGCTCGGCTCGCCGAGGCCACCAAGGAAGTGGTGGAGATCGGCAGGGCCGCCGGCGTCACGCCCGAGACCATGCAGAAGATCACCGACCGTCTGAAGGGCGTCGCCTGATGGGCAATGCCAAGGTCGTTCCCGCCAACCCGCAAGCGGTGTTTCTGCCCTACCAGTCCCGCTGGATCGAGGACCGGTCGCGGCTCAAGCTGATCGAGAAGAGCCGGCAGATCGGCCTTTCCTGGGCGACGGCCTATGCGCAGGTGTCGCGCGTGGCGCTCAAGGGCGCACGCTATGACGAGTGGGTGTCGTCGCGCGACGAGATCCAGGCGCGGCTGTTTCTCGAGGACTGCAAGCTCTGGGCCGGGATTGCCGACCTCGCGGCGCGGGACATGGGCGAGGTTGCCCTCGATGACGGCAAGCACAGCGCGCTCGTGCTGCACTTTGCCAATGGCCGGCGCATCCATTCGATGAGCTCGAACGCCGATGCGCAGGCCGGCAAGCGGGGCAGCCGCGTGCTCGACGAGTTCGCGCTGCACCCCGATCCGCGCAAGCTCTGGGCGATCGCCTATCCCGGCATCACCTGGGGCGGGCAGATGGAGGTGATCTCCACCCATCGCGGCTCGAAGAACTTCTTCAACACGCTGGTGCGCGAGATCAAGGAAGGCGGCAACCCCAAGGGGATCAGCCTGCATTCGGTGTCGCTGAGCAAGGCGCTCGAGGACGGGTTCCTGTGGAAGCTGCAGCAGAGCCTGCCGGCCGAGGACGAGCGGCAGCAGATGGACGAGGCCGCCTATTGGGACTGGGTCAAGTCCGGAGCGGCTGACGAGGAAAGCTTCTTCCAGGAATACGAGCTGATCGCGGCCGACGACGACGTGGCCTTCCTCGAATATGAGCTGATCACCGGCGTCGAGTATGGCGCGGCCGAGGCCTGGAAGACGCCGCAGGGCGGCACGCTCTATGCCGGCGTCGACATCGGCCGCAAGAAGGACCTCACCGTGCTCTGGGTGGTCGAGCAGCTGGGGGACGTGCTCTACACGCGGCACGTCGAAGAGCTGGCCAAGATGCGCAAGTCGGACCAGGAGAAGGTGCTCTGGCCCTGGTTCGAGAAATGCGCGCGGATCTGCATCGACCAGACGGGCCTGGGGATCGGCTGGGTCGACGACGCCCAGGACAAGTTCGGCGCCTATCGGGTGGAGGGTGTGACCTTCACCGGGCCGGTGAAGGAACAGCTCGCCTATCCGGTGCGCTCGCGCATGGAGGATAAGCGGCTGCGCATCCCCTATACCGGCCCCATCCGGGCCGACCTGCGGCAGGTGACCAAGCAGGTGACCACGGGCGGCAATATCCGCTTCACCGCCGAGCGCACCGAGGACGGCCATGCGGACCGTTTCTGGGCGCTGGCTCTCGCCATCCAGGCAGCGGACGGCCTGGCGACCGACAAGCCGGCCGGCCCCCCGACCTTTGATGAGCAATGGATCCCCGCATCATGAACTGGCTGCAGAAGACACTGGTCAAGGCGCTGGGCATGCGGCACCTGGCGGGGCCGCAGATGGGCGGCCAGCTGCTCAAGCGGACCCGGTACGATTATCGCAAGGAAGTCGGCGACCTGATCGACAGCTCGGTGGTGACGGCGCCGGTGCAGTGGGTGCAGCGGGCGCTGCCGGAGGCACGCCTGACGGTGCGGCAGCGCGGGCGCAGCGGCGCCCCGGAGGAGCGGGCCGACCATCCGATGCTGGCGCTGATCCAGCGGCCGAACGATTATTACGGCGACCTGGCGCTGTGGGCCGCCACGGTGTTCTCCTACCTCACCGCCGGCAATGCCTACTGGATCGCGCTGCGCAATGGGGTCGGCCGGCCGGCCGAGCTCTGGTATGCGCCGCACTGGACGATGACGCCCAAGGGCGATGCCGAGGGCAGCCAGTTTATCTCGCATTACGAATACCGGCCGGGCGGCGGCCAGGTGATCCGCTACGAGATCGCAGACGTGGTGCATTTCCGGCACGGCATCGACCCGCGCAATCCGCGCCTTGGGCTGAGCCCGCTGGACGGGGTGATCCGCGAGATCTTCATGGATCTGGAAAGCAGCAATTTTGTCGCCTCACTGCTGCGCAACATGGGCGTGCCGGGCCTGGTGCTTTCGCCCAAGGCGGGCGGCATCGTCAGCCCCGATGATGTCAATGCCACCAAGGCGTGGATCCGGCAGGCCTTTGGCGGGGATCGCCGGGGCGAGCCGCTGGTGATGGGCGCGCCCACCGATGTCAACCAGTTCGGGTTTAACCCGCAGCAGCTCAACATGGGCGAGGCCCGCGACATTGCCGAGGAGCGCGTCTGCGCCAGCCTGGGGATCCCCGCCGCCGTGGTCGGCTTCGGGGCCGGCCTGCAATCGACCAAGGTCGGCGCCACCATGGAAGAGTTGAGAAAGCTTGCCTGGCAAAACGGCGTGCTGCCGGTGGCGCGGGTGCTGGCCGACGAGCTCGACCGCTCGCTGCTGGGCCAGTTCGGGCCGAGCGCCGGGCTCAATGCATTCTGGGACACCAGCGAAGTGCAGGCGCTGCAGGACGATCGCGTCAAGGCGGCGCAGGTCTGGCAGACCATGATCGGCGGCGGCTGGGCCCAGCTCTATGAGGGCCGGGAAGCCATGGGGCTCGAGGTCGATGACAGCCAGCGGCTCTATCTGCGCCCGGCCATGGCGCTCGAAACCCCGGCAGCCGGCAGCAAGGCGCTGCCGGCGCCGGTCCAGAGCAAGGCCCGCGCGACCCGGGCGGAGCGGCTTGCCGCGCGCGGCTATGTGCTGGCCGTGCAGCGCCAGGAGGAGCCGCTCGGCAAGGCAATGGACCAGCGGCTGCGGCGCTTTTTCGCGGCACTGGGCAAGGACGCCCGGGCCAAGGCCCTGCCCATCCTCAAGCGCGACTGGCAGGCCCCGGCCAAGGCCGCGCCCGCCGTCGAGGAAAAGACCGATGAGCGCCTGGTCGATGCCATCCTCGAGCGGCTCGGGGTGGCGGCGCACCAGGCGACGTTCCGCGGGCTTTACGAGGGGCACTATATCGATGTCGCCAAGGCGATCTCGGAGGCAGCAGGGCTGGCCGGCCTGGGCGGCAGCCTGCCCGACCCGGTGGCCCGCGCCATTGTCGGCGCCGGTGGGCGGCGATCGGGCCTGGTCGACCTGGGCAAGCAGAGCCGCTCGGCCCTGTTCGACGCGCTCGCGCTCGGCCGCTCCGAAGGCGAGGGCGCCGAGGCGCTGGCGGCCCGCATCGCCGACCATATCGAGGCGGGCCCCTGGGGCACGGTCGAGCAGCGGGCGCGCACGATTGCCCGTACCGAGACCAAGTATGCGCAAAACGTCTCGACCATCGAGCGGGCCAAGGCGGCGGCCGTGGAAAAGTTTGTCGTCTTTGACGGGCGGCTCGGCCCCGGCCGCTCGCTGCCCGACCACATCGCCCGCGACGGCTCGATCGTTTCGGCCAGCGAGGCCGAGCGCATGGCGGCCGACGAGCACCCCAACGGCACGCTGAGCTTTGCTCCCTATTTTGGTGAGGACACCTGATGCAGACCCAGACCAAACACCTGCTGATCAAGACGATGGACGAGGCCGGCCATGGCCTGGCGCGCCTCGCCGACCTTACCCAGGTCGACCATGACGGTGACACCTATACGCCGGGCGCCTTCAGCTGGAAGGAAGGCGGGGAACAGTGGTGCCCGATGCTGCCGGCGCATGACCGCATGGCCATGCCGATCGGCAAGGCCCGGGTCTATGAGGAGGGCGGCGTCGCCTATGCGGAGCTGCACCTCAACCTCGACACCCAGGCCGGCAAGGAGTGGCACGCCTCGCTCAAGTTTGATTTGGCGACCGGGCGCCCGGCCCAGGAGTGGAGCTATGGCTTTAGCACGATCGACGCGGTGGACGAGCAGCGCGGCCGGGATCGGGTGCGCAACCTCAAGCGGGTCGACGTGCACGAGGTCTCGCCCGTTGTCCGCGGCGCCGGCGTCGGCACGGCGACGCTGATGATGAAGAGCCATGGCAGCCTTGCCGACCAGCTCGACCAGGTGATCGAGGCGCTCGAGGATGTGGCCGAGCGGGCCGGCGATGTGGCCAGCCTGCGCCAGGCCGAGGGCCGGCCGATGAGCAAGGCGCGCCGAGAGCAGCTGAGCACCATCAAGACGCGGATCGAGACGCTGCTGGGCAAGGCCGCAGCCTGCGCCAAGTGCGGCGGCACCGAGCTCGACGCGAAGGGCCATTGCAAGAGCTGCGGCACGGCGGTGGAAACTGACGGCAAGAGCCGGTCCGAGGATGCCCTGGCGGCGGAGGCGCTGGCGGCCGAGCGGATGACGGTCGACTATCTCACCCGCGGGGCGCGCAAGCGGCTCGGCCAGGGCTGACCGCCGACCACCAGAGGCGCCGCGCCAGGAGCCCGCTGAACCCCCTCGCCGGTGTCACCGCACCGGCGAGAGCCGTCAACCGGGTCCTTGCCTGTCAAATAGGGTGTCAAGAGCCATCGCCGCCCCGGGTCGGGGACCCGCGCTGTCGTTTCAGCCGGGCGGGCTGGCAGCAGGGCGCGCGACCTGCTAGATCCCGAGGGCTCCCCGACAGCACCCGACCCGCCACCCGCGCACCTGCGTGGATGTTTCACTGGCGACCTGCCCCATAGTCTCGACCCCAGTTCCCCGCGCCGACGCGGGGCAGGTCTGAGCGCGGGCGCCGGCCACAGGGATCAACCACACGGAGCGGCGATATGCCCACCCTCAGCAAAGTCCGCGAAGAGCTCGCGGCAAAGCAGGACAACCTCGGCAAGTTCTTCACCGAGGCCAAGACGGCCGATGGCCAGTACGACTTCCAGAAGGTGTCGGCGGACACGCAGAAGTCCGTGCTCGGCAACAGCTACACCTCGACCATCGACATGGCCAAGCGCGTCAACGAGCTCGATGCCGAGCTCGACGAGTTGGCGCAGAAGGCCGAGACGCTCGAAGCGGCCGAGAAGGCGGCGGCGAACATGGCGGCGCGCGAGAAGGTGCGCGGCTCGGTGATCCCGCCGGACGGCAGCAAGGGCGATCGCGAGCGCCCGCGCATCAAGAGCCTGGGCGAGCTGGTGGCCGAAGAAAAGGCCTATGCCGACTGGGTCAAGCGCGGCGCCCCGAACGGCATCGACTTCAGCTTCGACCTGATGCCGTCCGACATGCTGGCCAAGGGCATGCAGTTCAAGACGCTGATGACGACGGCCGCGGGCTTTGCCCCCGAGAGCGTGCGGCTGCCCGGCTTTGTCGAGGCGGCCTCCCGGCCGATCCAGCTGATCGACATCATTCCGATGTCGCCGACGGGCCAGCCCTCCATCAAGTACATGGAGGAGACCACCCGCACCCATTCGGCGGCCGAGAAGTCCGAGGGTGCGAGCTATGCCGAAAGCGCCTTCGCCTTCACCGAGCGCACCTCAAGCGTGCAGAAGATCACCGACAGCCTCCCGGTGACCGACGAGCAGCTCGACGACGTCGTGATGATGCAGGGCTATATCAATGGCCGGCTGACCTTCGGCATCCGGCAGCGGCTCGACGGCCAGGTCTATGTCGGCGATGGCAGCTCGCCCAATCTGCGCGGGCTGGTCAATGTCTCTGGTATCCAGACCCAGGCCAAGAGCACCGACCCGGTGATGGACGCCTTCTACAAGGCGATGACGAAGATCCGCGTCACCGGCCGCGCCGTGCCGACCCACCACATCATGCACCCCACCGACTGGCAGGGCGTGCGCCTGCAGCGCACCTCGGACGGCGTCTATATCTGGGGCTCGCCCAGCGAGGCCGGGGTTGATCGCATGTGGGGCCTGCCCGTGGTGCAGGCTGAGGCTCGCTCGGCCGGCTCGGGCATGGTCGGCTCGTTTCAACCGGCCTGGATCAGCCTCTTCGAACGCTCGGGCGTCGACATCCAGGTGGGCTATGTCGGCACCCAGTTCACCGAGGGCAAGCGGACCGTGCGGGGCGACATGCGCGCCGCGCTCGTGGTCTTCCGCCCCGCGGCCTTCTGCGACGTGACCGGGCTCTAGCCCGGGGCCAGACCAGAAGCGAGACGGGCCGGCTGACCTCTCGGCCGGCCCGTCCATCCAACGATCAAGGAGCACTCAGATGAGCAAGATCCCCGGCAGCCAGGTCCGCATCGTGAGCTATCAGCCGGGCGTTGTCGCGCTTGGCAGCAATGCGGCCATCCTCGCCGACACGGCGCTGGACGATGAGGATGACACCGTCGTCACCAGTTTCGTGGCGCAGCCCGACGTGCCGCGCAACCTGACCGTCAAGGGCAATGACGGCAATGTCACGGGCGACGTGATCATCACCGGCACCAATATTGCCGGCGGCCCGATCAGCGAGACCATCGCGCTCAACGGCTCGACCGCCGTGGTGGGCAGCAAGGCGTTCAAGACGGTGACCTCGATCACCCTGCCGCCCTATGACACGGCCAATACCGAGCGCATCCGGGTGGGCACCGGGGCCAAGCTCGGCCTGCCCCATGCGCTCAGCCGCAACACCGTGCTTGCCGCCTATCTGGCCAATGTGCGCGAGGCGACGGCGCCGACCGTGGCCGTGAGCGCGGCAGTGATCGAGAGCAACACGGCCACGCTCAACTCGGCGCTGGCCGGCACGGCCGTCGTCATCGACCTCTACGAAACCGTCTAGGAGACGCGGCATGGCAGGCAACCAGGTGGCGCAGCAGCGCCTCTATCTCACCGCCGACGGGGAGCGCGTGGTGCGCGAGCACGATCCCGCGGCGGCCTATCTCTACTGCACGCCGGGCACCGAGATCCCGGCGAGCGCGGCCGAGCGCTTCGGGCTCGTCGATGGCAGGCTCAAGGCCAAGGCCAAGCCGGCGCCCGAGAGCCAGGCGCCCGCCCCGGCCCAGGCGCCCAGGCCGCGCAAGGCCAAGCCCGGGAAGGCGGCACCGGAAACCAAGGAAAAGCCGGCGCCCGAGAACAAGGAACAAAAGCCCGACGAGGACAAGTCGGGCGAAGGCCAGGGTGGGGGCGATAACGGGGGCGGCGC